TGTTGAAGGTAACTCTATGAACTCATCTGTTGTATAGTCGTAGGCATAAGCATATTTTTGATCAAATGGAATAAGATATTCATAATTAATTCCAGGAACCAAACTATTTCTAAGGCCCATGACAGGGAGGGCAGGAAAATAGCTAAATGTCACCTTGACAGGAGTAGCAAAGCCAAGAGGTGGATTGAGAACCAGGACCATAGCTCCTGTAACGTAATTTATCGTTCCTACATCACCTAGACCATCTGATAAATTTCCAAGCCCATCATCTGTGAGAGTGAGTGCCCCAATCGCTACCACTAATGATCCCGCCTCAATCTCAGCATTTGGCTCTGTGGCCCTCAAGCCTAAGGCTGCATCTGCCAGAAGATCAGCTACGGCATAATTTCCACCAATGGCAGCGTTGGTCAATGTTATGCCAGTGAGGATACGACGAAGTCTACCAAGCAAGAAGACCCCACCTCGTTTTTTAACCCTGCCTCTCCAGCAATAGGCATCCTCGATGACAGGGAAGGCCTTTTCTGGGAGCAAGAAGCTTTGGAAGTAGTTTTCTAGGCCAGTTTCTTGCTCGTATTGCGTAATGTAATATGGCTGGTATGACATGTGGTGTCCTAAAGATTTTATTTACTTATCTGCAATATAAAGGCTCTAGGATTTCAAATAAAGACTAGAAACCACCATATAGGTTGCCAAATGGCCATTGCGACAGGCCAGTTTGCTCTGTGTAGATTGTCGATGCCCTTTCACTCGTCTGCTGAACGATAGTCCTTCTCTGGCAAAGTTTTAATTGCTCCTCTAGGAGGGGCCTAAATTTTGTCATAGACTCTATATCCCCTGCGTCAGAAAATATTTTATCTGCCGCTCCATAGGCGAGGAGTTGCCAAAGCTCTCGAAGTTGGGGAACTAGGGCGTCATCACCAGCAGTGGCAGGGGCTACAGCCAAGAAAGCAGTAGGATATTTATAGGCCTCGAAGCTGACCGTATAGGCCTGATCTGGCACAGGATAAAGGATGAATTGGTCTTGGTAGAAGACTACACTTTGGGGCCTGCTAGCCACGTATGGAATGTATTGGCAGTTGATGGGGTTCCCTGCCGCAATGGCTGTTGTAAAGCCTGGAGCAGCGTTAATTGTCACCTGCCCTGTGATATAGTTGATTGTGCCCCTAGCATTGGCTGCTAAGGTTGAATTGTCAGTCGCAGCAAATAGAAGCCCAACATTATTGTGTCCATTAATGGAACTACCGCCATCATCAATCAGTGTAATGCTCCTTCCATTGGCATCCTTACCGCTTATGAGCACGTTCCACATTATTTGTGATGCTGGGATGTCTGTGGATGGGGTGCCTATGACATAAGCAACTGAAGGAGTATAGGCTCCAGGAGGATTTGGTTTAAATCCAGGCATCACAGGAGTGTTCGTTAAAGTGAACACATATGGACCTACAGTTCCATTCCCTGTCGCCACCTGCTGTTGAAGGAGATTAAGTTGAGGATTGATCCTAAAGAAGTTTTCTCTAGATTGCGTCATGTAGCTTTGATACCCTCCAATATAGACTGGAGGCATATTGGTGAGATACAATTCCTTAGGAAAGTCATAGACTGGAGTATTGGCGTTGGTGATAAATTGATAGTTAAATCTAAAACTCTCTAATCGAAGTTGCTCACTGAGGTCGAATAGATAATACGTGTTGATGTATTGATCGATTTGAGCATCTGTAATCTGGGCAGCATTAGGACGCCCTGTTATTCTTCTTACTTTGTTTCTGATGTCTAATAGCGTAAAAGGGACTGACATAATACCTTAAGGGGTTATGTGTGGAATGATTACAGGGTTTAAAGGATAATTTGGTGATGGCGACGTGCCAAAGATCTCTGGAGTTATATTTCTGTTGTTTATAGTGGCGCTTGTGAGGGTTAGCGCATCTTCAGACACAGGAATCACTTGGCCAATAAACGCCTTATCCTTTGGAAGAGCGAGGCCAGGTACATAAGGATCAAAATTTGTAGAGTCTATGGCCATGGAAAACATATTAGTATTAATTACTGAAATTATTCCAACAGCCCCATTAATCTGTGGCATCCCAAGCGAAGGAAAAGTTGATTTGTATGGAGCAGGCTCTTGAGTGGAAGGGATGTAAACCCTGACTACTAATCCATCTTTGTAATTATGCGCGTTATATGTAGTTATTACTGCAGGATTTGTCTGGGAGATGGCAGATATATCCTGCTGATTTGGATAAAAGTAGTCAGGGAGGGTCATATAAGTTTAACCTTCTGGATCAAAAGCAGTGCTTTCAAAGCCAAATCTACGATTCCACCTGGAAATCCCAATAATAGGAACTGGGATGCCAGAATCACCTTCCCTACTAGCTGGCATAGGCTTATCGCGATCCCATTTGAAACCATGAGTGGGCCAACTACAAGTGTTAATTTTTGTAGTACCCCCTCCAGCTGTTGCGTCAATGCCATTGAGATGTCGTGCCACATATAGAGGAACTTCGTACATTTCGTTATCAATCATTATTTTATCAAATGGGGGGATTCCTGGGTATTTTCTTATCTGGACCCTCAGATTCCCACCTGGAGTCTCATAATTACGAAATCGCCCTTTGACAAGCTTAGTCTCCTCTTCGATGAATTTGTTGAGTTTTTCTTTAGAAAGTTGCTTAGGACTAGGAGGAGCTATGAGTATGATCTCCTCTTTTTTAGTAACTGGATCAGTTACTTTCATTTCTTCAACAGCTTGTGAAGATTGTTTTTCTAATTCTGCAGGTTTGCTTTCTACTACTTTTTTTGGACGCGCCATGAAACACCTCTTGTTTTAGGTTTCAAGCGCAATATTTCAAATATTAGTTATTAGTGAAAGAAATATTTTACTTTACACGATTTGCCTAACATTTCTAGGCAAGTGTTTCCAAAATGGAAATAGTTGGTTGTTAGAGGAATGCCTCTAATTCGCACAGAATCGAGCTACAATCGATTTTCTTCATTAGACATGTATTTGCACGTCTATAAGTAGATCGTGCAGTGTAGGTCAAATTAATGTGTAAATATACGATTTGAAAGTGTATTTAAGAGTATTTCCCTCATAAGAAGTAGGAATATTTACGAATATTTACGAATATTTTAAGAATAAAAAAAGGGCCTCCCAGAAAGAGAGGCCCAGTGATCAGACTATATCAGTAATGATATAGATGAATCAGAGCTAGATAGAAATTCCTTTCTTGGCGATCCAAGAATAGGTTTTGCTAGCTACCAAAATAGCAGGATCTATAATTACCCCATTGAACGACACATTGCGTGTGCGATCATCAAGGAGATTTTGGTACGGAGCTGTTGCAGCTTCGCCAACAGGAACAACCTCTGGCACCAAAACACCAAGCGCTGCAGCAGCACTTGATGGGAATGAAAAGGCTGTAAATCCTGTAGAGTCAATATTCACAGTAATTGTGTTTGTCGCTGTGTTAATGGCTGTGATTGTAACTAATTGATTATTCATTTCAATCATACCATACGCAGGAGGAACTACAATCCTGACCTTTTGACCAACAGTGAAGCCATGCGTGACTGACATTGTGATGACAGCTGACGCGGCTTGTGTGATCAAAGTTATCCTTCTATTGACAGGATAATATCGAGGATCAAACGGGACAACCCTAAAGCTTCCGCCTGTTGCAGCAGCAGCAAATCCATTCGCTGCTAAAGCATCAAGGTAGCCAAAGGTCATTGTCGCACCAACACCAACAGCTGTGACGGTAAAGTCCCATCCACCAATTTGAAGCATCCCTGTCGTGTTATATACCCTCACAACACTCCCAAGAGGAGCTGGTGTGATTGTAGAAACAACAGCAGGATTAGCATTGGTGATCGCTGTAATGTTAGCAACCAATGGTCCAAGCCCTACACTTGCACTATCATTGATAAAGGTAAAACCCCCAGTCAAAAGATCAGTGACGGTAATCACGTTAGGATTTGCGCCACTTCCTGTCTTAACTTCTGCACTATTTGCAAGTGAAGAGGCCCAGCCTGATGCTTCAATAATAGCTGCAGCATGCGCTGTATAGTCAGTCTCATTTCTGATCTTAATTTCTGTGGCCCCTGAAGGCAGAGAAATGTTTACAGGAACCAGGGTTCCTGGCGTAGTAAATGTGCCACTTAAGATGGCATTAATAGGTGTACTCATAGTTATTTCCTCCTTATGCCAAAGTGCATCGTAAGTTTAGAAGCCATTGATCGTTGAGTATTCTAGGTACTTCAGCGAATTTATACCCTACACTTGCGTTAAGGGCTAGTGGCCCATCATAGATGGGTGGTCGATAGATAAACTGTGCAGAATATCCATCTTGTTCAATAGCTGCGAAGGACTCACGCCCTACACAGAATATGTTGTAGACATCAGCCCCAAGCATAGAAGCATTAGGAGTTACAGAACCAATGCTAGATAGTAAGAATCTAACGTTGGCAACTGTTCCCCATTCTGCATCTAATGTGCTTTGTTGATTTGGATAGTTCCATTTTTGAATGAATCCATTGACGTTGTCCAACTGACCAATTAGGTTAGTGTGGCCAAGGCCAAAGTAAGAATCGCGTACCATTTTTTTTTAATTCTGTTACTTATGTGACCAACTGTTAGGAATTTCCTTATAGTTGGCGGGGCGGATTCTTCGATCCACCCTCTCATAGTTGCCTATGAGATCAGACTATCAAATCACCTTTGTCAGGTGTCTCTGGGTTTAGTCGTTCAGGCTGCTTTCGCTTGCCCCTTGTTGTCCTTGGCCTATGCCGCGAGGAGTTCCAAGTCAATTACCAAAGATTTAACGCGCCCATACGTTTTAGGCGCGGTTCCAAATCTATTTTCGCCTTCGACGCCTGTAAGAAAACTATCAATTCTGTTACTTTTAAGACTTACAAAAGAGGGATTATATGGAAAATTTTTTTTCATGCCTTTTCATGGCTAGTCTTATTTTTTTAATTATCAGTGTATCCATAGCTTTTATTCGCAACTTTTGGTAAGCGGGAAAGGCTCTTCGGCCTATCCTCCACGATTTTATATATAGTCGTGGTTCAGACTATCGAATCCCCCGAAGGGGTCTCTGGGTTTAGTCGTTCAGGCTGCTTTCGCTTGCCCCTTGTTATCCTCAGCTTATGCAGCTTGAAGGACCTCCAAGTCAATTACCAAAGATTTTGAATGCGCTAGTTTCGTTAACGCATTATTCCCACGTAGCGTTCTGACAACGAAGTCTACGTCTGTGCGAGTGATTTCTGTTGGGTTATCCCCATCACCACCACCAACACAGTTCGCAAATGTCGCTGTTCCTGCGAGCATGTCTCTCATCAACTGGTCTTCAGTTTGACGAAGGGAGACACCAAGACGCTGAGCAGCTTCGTTTAAAACAGGATCTTGATTTTGTAAGGTAACCTGCTCGTTGAGCAATACGTAGGTACCGTAAAAATCCATTTGTGCGTCAATGTTCAGCGCTGTCAAATTCTGAGGCGCTGGGGTCACACCTGTATTCCCAAGGGGCACAGGAGCTGTTGCGAGGGGGTTATACCTACGCATACGAAGGGTCGTACCACCATTACGTGGCATCGCTTTCAGTTCGGCTGGGATCTTGTGGATCATGTACGGCACAGGAACTGACAGCAACTTAAAACTAAAACTTTGCTGGACAGGAGCTGGCAAAGTTGCAGTCGTTGTTATAGTCATTTTTTGAATCTTTTGTTAAAAAAAAGACTCAGAAACTAAGCACTCTTGATAGCTTGTTGCATTTCCTTCCATAACTCCTTTCGAAGCTCTGGTGTGAGGCCGTTTTCAAACTTATGCACTTCGCCTATAGCGCTGGATTTTGTCACACTTTGGACTGAAACAGGTTTTCTAGAGTTTTCCAAAGCTTTCGCTTTTTGAGGCTGTGATTTTGCCATATCCCCTATCCCCTGTTTCTTAAGCAATTTATAGGCTGCAACGGCCTGGGCGTAAGGATCTTGCGCCAAGGCATATAAAGACATTGCTAGTTCTGGGTCTTGTGATTTCAATGTTTCTATATTGTCTCGAGTTACAACGTCGTCAAAGTCAGGGAATCGATTCTTCAATCGCTCATCAACAGTAGAAGCTTCTCGCTCGCGAATAGCCTCGTCAGCAACTTGTCTGGCCATATTTTCTGCTAGGCGCCTTGCCTGCTTTGCTGTGACAATGTCATCATCGGCCAGTTTTGCTAAGTCGTCTTCCTCGACAGGCTGCGATTGTTGATTTTGTAATCTTGAAATTAATTCTTGCTGTTCTTCTGCACGACGCTCGAGGTCTTGCATCTTCCTGCGAGCTTCTCTCCAGTTGTGCTCTTGATCACTGATCAGGGGCTCTTGAGCTACTGTAGGGGTGTCTTGCAGGACGTCCTGCTGTTCTGATTCAGTTGGGGGAGCGACTTCCTGGTTCACGCTCTGTTCTACTTCTTCAGCCATTAGCATTCCTTAGGGTAGGGACCCTCGTTACGCCTATTGATAAATTGTTGAGAGAGACCTTTCGTGGTCAACGAATATTTTTAACTCAACAATTTGTTTGATAGCTGAAAGGGAGAATTCTGTCAAATAATTGTTTACATTAGAAATTGCGAATTGAAATGGCCAAAAAATCCAAATCCTGTAAGATGGAACAGGAAAGACTAACAGCTGCCTGCTGGTTATCTTATGCGCCGACTCATGTTTCAGCATGCAGTCGGCGTTCCTGTTCTATCTTGAAACCATTTCTAGCTTCCCACATAAATTTACATAGACAAAATTTGGATATGAGAGCATTGTTATACACACAAAACAGGGAAAAGGAGTGTATATGAGCATGCCTATTGGAAATCCAGCGCCACAACCTACTTATGTCGCTGAGCCTGCTCAGCAAGAAACACAAAATAATGTTATAGAATTATTTCCAGGGGATTATCTTTGGTCGCCACCATTGGATGTGAATGACCCTCATACGCGCCCTACAGTAGTTGATACGTGGGACCCTGGGACTGTATAATCATGAAGAAGAAAAGCAAGGATCTCGCCTGGAACAGGGCTTCTGAAGGCCTTCCAGTTCATAAATGCCATTGTATAACTTTCCATAATAAGTGGCTGTCAACTCTCAGGGCAAATGGAATGAGAATATGTTTCTATGAACCAGATATAGGCATCTTTTATCCTGCGACTGGGGAGTTCCAAGATGCAATCGCTGTGACGCATTGGATAGAGATTCCAGAAACACCAGAGTTAGAGTGAGAAAGGAAGGAGTCACACATTCTCGCGTTGGTAATTCTTTTAGTTATTTCCACTCGTCGCCCTATGTAGCACTGCCTGCATTCTTTGGCATCTATCTCATGACTTATTGACCAACAGCCCAATCAAATGTATAAGAATCCTTGTCCAAACGCCTTGTAAAGCATTCCTCGACCCATTTCACAAGCTCTGAATCATATTGCTGTGGGGCTCTTGCTATTGTTATGCAATCATCCCATGAGGGCAATGACCACAAACATTTAAGACTTCCTCTCTCTGAATCAATAAGATATAATGTTTTAGTATAGTTACTATACTGTTCCATCATATCAAATGCGTGAGGTGGCGTTTGTCTTGCAATGAACCAGTCCCTGAGGACGTTATTTGCCCAAAACTCTTTTTTAGTGAGCACGAAGATGTAAAATGGATTTTTATACTTACCTTGATTATCCTCTATGCACTCCTGCATAAACTTAGCATAGTCAGGCCCAAAGGCATCGAGTGTATCGCCAACAGTTTGGACTGCTTGGGGCTTTGAGAGGATGTCATAGACCGCCTGCCCTACCCTCTTTCCCTTTTTCCCAAAACGATCATAATCGTAGATAACAGAAGAGACGTCAGACATGCAGTCACCCTAGTTAGTAGGATTTTGAGGGCTTTGGAGCCTTGTGAGCCTTGATCTTCTGCCCAAACTTCCCACTAACAGGCTTAAAGTCCTTGATAGTAGGAAGTTTTGCAGTTCTTATTCTCTTATGAATTGGTAAAGACGTTGCTTTTGCCATTAATGTTTAAACCCTTTTAAGGTTTCAGCAAGCCGCGCCCTTTTGCCTAACTTCCCAGGCTTTTTTGCAGCAGCAGCTAATTTCTTGGCTGGGATTTTCTTTCCCATGGGGACGCCCATCTCTTTATGAAGAGCGCCAGGGTGCTTGATAGCCTCTTGAATGAATTTCTTTGCCATTAGCAGCCTCTTTTTCCCTTTTTCATTGAGCCCATAAGTTTTTTATCTTCTTTATAGGCCTGTTTTTCTTCTTTCATATCCTTGACAAGATGTTTTTCAACTTTCTTGCCTGGCATTGCCTTTTTTAGCATCTTGCTGAACATTTTTTTGTCAGCAGCAGCGTCGTCGTGACCTTTCATTTTTGTCCTTAATGTTGGAGATATGGGCCTGTTAAGACAGTTTTTTCCATCTTTTTCTTTTTAGGAATTACAACGCCCTTGTTCTTCATTACTTTTTCAGCAATTTTTTGAGCCTTGCCGCCTGGCCTTAAGCCAACCATCGTAAGCCTAAAGGTTAATGTTGATTAGAAAGGTGCTTTTTTGATTTGCCAACGCTCTTGTCAATTGTTTCGTCAATTCCTTCAATCGTGTCATCCAATTCAGAGTTCTCGTGAGAAATCTTCGAAAACTCTTTCATGGTCACGTCTTGGGGAAGATTTGCAAATGATTTTTTATCATGCCCAAAGTCTTTCATCGTTGATTTTGCCATAGCCTTATTCCTCCTAAGGAATATTTTTGTTTTACAATTTGGAGTCTAGTAAATAAAGAAATTTTTGGCTATCGACAATTTTTGACAGTTTATCTATTTTTCAAAAAAAAGGAGGCTTAGGAATGGGTAAGCATAAATGGTGGCTAACAAAAAATGAGGTTAGAAGAAAATGTGGATATTGCAATGAATACTTTCTTCCAAAAAACGATGTACAAATTTATTGCAACAGAGAGTGCAGAGAAAAAGCCCAGAAATATCGAGAAGAAATGAAGAGAGCGCAGAAGAACCCACTTATTATAATTAAATGTAGGAAATGCAATAGAGAATTCAAAACTATATATATAAAAGTAAAATATTGTTCAGATATTTGTAGAAATGAAGATAAGATTCTAAAATTAAACAAAAAATGGGCAGAACACGCATACAAAAAAAGAAAGTACCAAAATCTAAGAATGCAGATGTTTTATGAACTAGGAGACAAACCATCAGACTCAGCCCTTAAAAAATGCAATGCTTGTAGAGGATAAAGGACAACTTTGATAGCGATGAGAGGGCGATAACAGAAAGCCAAAGAAGATGAAAAAAGAAGTGCCCGCTACACGGCTAAGTGTAACGGGCATCGCGGGACAGTATCTGGTAGATCTTTCCTTTTCTTATTCCATCCTACCCAGGCTCGGGATCTAGAAGCAACAAAAAAAATATTTTGAACGCCAAGGGTCCGTAGTTAATAGATATAAGAAGCCAGTGCAATGCTGGAGGTTTTTAAGATTTGTTCATGTAGATACCTTCGCCTGGCCAGTTCATCTGTACTGGCCAGGTTTTTTATTCTTCAACAAGCTTGATGCCAAAACAAATGGAAGCGAAGGCTATTGATGCCATCAAAAAATTCATTGTAATCATTGACACCATTTCTAATGTCGTCATTATATTAACCATTTTTTCATCCTCCTAACTTTTGGAATTTACAAGAAGGCTCCATACATAATCATACGAGGTATTTTCTTCACTACTGATTAACATATAGCGCTTAGAACATTTAACAAAAACTTAAAAATTGGCGCTGGCAAAAGCTGGTTATTGAGCTATTTGTTGTGGCTGCTGCTGAGGCTGTGGCTGTGGTATTTGCGATGATTCTTGCTGAGGTTGCTGTGAAGCTGCCATCTGCTGCTGTTTCATCTGCAATTCCTGGTTTTGCATATTTGTCATCTGCTTTGCCTGCTCCTGAGTATGCATTAGTGTCATGACCTTCATGATCTGGTCAATATCTGTGCCCTCAATTTGCTTTGAAGCAAGTATTAATTTCAAAACGCCTTCTATCTTATCAGTGTCGGCCTTCTCAATCTTTTCTATAGCCGCTGCTGAGTCTAGTCTAATTTTATTTAGACGCTCTTGGGCTTGGGCATGTTGCGCATCTGCAAAGCCTAACTTGGTCTCGTTATCAACTTGTGCAGCCTGCATCTGGGCCTGGGCCATAGCTTGCTCTTGTTGCTCTTGTTGCTCCTGCTGCTTTTGAATGGTCTCCATTGTTTTGTCTTTATCACTGAATTGAACATACTCTAGAACATCGCTCATAGGTATTGGTACGCCCATTTCAAGCAGGTAAAGCCGTTGTTGAAGAGCTAATTGCTTTTGAGTAGCAGTAAGAGGTGCTTCTTCAACCACAGAGTCGTATTTACTAAAAGCCCTATTGTAAAACTCTTGTGAGGGCTCATCGTTGATTATCCTCGACACCTTGCCAGGAGTCCAATTGGCCTGAATCATTTCGAGATGAAGCTTGCCCAAAAGCCTTTGAGACATATCAAGGTTATCAAATAAGCCTTGAAGGGTCACTAGGCCTGCCCCCTGCCTCAACATAGATAGAATGCCAGCTTTTTCGTCTACAGCAGCGCCTAGAAGCTCTTCATTGACGCCAGAGATCTGTTGTAATTCATTACCAAGCATCTCAGAAAGTTGCAACATGCTTGGTGGAACCTGTGGAGGCAATATCTGCTCTACGTCAGTCATTTGAGATTCAGCCCTCAAAGCTAATCCACGACCTTGTCCTTGCATGAATACGTCTTTTGGATTAACTAGTGCATTCTCTTTGTATTTCCATCCAGAGTTAATTTGGCTCTCGAGGATATCTAGAGAGGTGATAACCCTTCTGTTATATAGATATTGGGCATCCCTAATGCCTCTAGCTACGCCCTGGACTCTCCAAGGAAAATATGGTATTTCTGGCATATAATAGGCCCATACAGGCACGAAAGGATATTGATCAATGCCCATAGGGTTAGGGCCGTGATACATAACCTTTCCTTGAACCACAATGGCTAGTTTTACAGAAGGGATTTCATTTTTCATGACAATAGTCTGAGGATACATGTGAAGGAAATCCCTTAAGTCTTCCTCATCGCCCTTCCATTCAATGGTCTCGCCAGTCTCTGTGTCAACTATCACCTGCTGGCTTCGAGTGCTCATATACCAGAATTCGTCATAGAGAACTAAGTCCTGCTGGCCATAGGCATAAGACTCTGGCATAAACATAAACTTGCCGTCTCTATTCCCCCATCCTGCTAAATTCTTTATTTCATCCTCTCGTCCTGGAAGCAATGTCATAATCTGATTGCGAGTTAAATATTTTCTAGTCCAAAGAGCGTTGCAATCTGATAGGTCTTTCTTCTTGAAATAAGGATCGATGAGATAGGCATTGTATCCTACGTTGTCAACCTTGATGTCCCCATTTACAGGGTCTGCTGTGTAGTCAATGTAAGTTGAAAGGAGATTCATGCCTCCTATGACAGCGCCTTCAAAAGCCTCTGAAATCGTTTCTAGCACGTTGCCATGAGTGTTGACATGATAGAGTAGCTTTGTGAATTGATCAGAGGTCTGCTGAGCTCCTTGCTCTATAGGCGTGACCATGGTGCTTTTTCTGTGTTGCCTTTGATACCCTGTGATCATGTTGACAATTCTACGCATCCTATTAAAATTGAATTGCCTTCGTCGAAAGGCTGGCATGCTGCCATAGATGTCGTTGTAGATCGTCTGGTCGCCCGCTACAAATCTGTGGTCGATATCACTCTCGCTCCAAAAGCTTTGGTTAATTGTTATGAACTTAGCGTAAGTGTTGTCCATCATCTTTAAGATGTTATGGTCATTATCAACATAATAAGTATCTGAAAGTTGGGGAAAGAGAGTCATAAGACCTGCCAGTTGTATTATTTTCTTTACAATACTAGCTTAGAAGGATTTTTTCAAAGGGCTAGGGATTTCTCTTGAAAATAAATTTGCGTGGAGGCAAGGTGCAGAATTTATGAACAACTTCAACAGCGATGTATAGAAGATGAAGTATATATACTTACTCTTCATCTTCAGGGGCTGTGGATATTGTTCATAGCTATGACCTGTTCACTCAGGAGCGCTGTTCATAGAATGTTGAACAGCTAGCAATAGAAACAACAAACCTGGCAGAAAGGAGGGCTTATGAAGAAAATCGCTGTAATAGGCACACACGGCGTTGGAAAGACGACGTTGTGCAAAAGCTTGTCTGAATACTCAAAGGCGCAAGGCAAGCATGTAGAATGCGTTGGCGAGGTGGTAAGAGCATGCCCTTATCCCATCAATGCTGGCATGTGCTATAAGGCCGCTGAATGGATTGTGATGACACAGGTCTTAAGAGAAAGAGACGCCGAAAGAAAAAACCCAGACCTCATAGTCTGTGATAGATCCTTCTTCGACCCTATGATCTATCTTGATATGACAAGGAAAGATTATGGCAAGGGAGAAATGCACCTCCATAGAGGCCTTAGAAACTTCACAACAAACTTTCTCTTCGCCTATGACGTTCTCTATTTCGTCCAGCCAACAGGAAAGTCAATAGAATCAGATGGATTCAGAGATACGAACAAAGAGTTTCAGGAAAAGATTCACAACTGGTTTTCAGAAGAATTAGACGAAGCCTTGGATAGTTATTATCGTGCCAAGGAAGAGTATAGTCTAGATCTTGATGATGATAAAATCATTATCATAAATTCTGATGAGGTATTTGATGATCCCTTAACCACAGTAAAGAGGATTTATTCAAAATGTTTTTCATAACTTGGGCATTAGTCGCCATCGCCTTGAGAGGAACTTGGCTAAATGCCAAGGGTAAAAGGGATGGTTTTTGGTTCTGGGTGGTGAGCAATACAGGATTCGCTATTGTTAACTTTCTCCTAAGCCAATATGCTATGAGCGCTTTATTCACGGCCTACCTTTTTTTAGCAATCAAAGGCCTTAAAACTTGGAGAAAAAATGGATAAGAAAGAATTTTCAGAAGAAGAGATCGACTTCATAGCTGCAAGAGCAGCAGTTTACATTTCAGCTGCAACTGAAGCCTACAACAAAGAACTTCAAAACATTGACAAGACATCAGACAGGGCATCTCTTGAGGCGACAGCTGCCCTCAGTGCATTGGCAGCGATTACATTGAGTATAATAACTTCGATAACTGGGAACATTGATGACTTATGCACCGTGTTGACAGATCATATAGATGCCCTTGATAAAATTTTACTTACCGTGGAAGAAGCTCCAAGGGAAGCGTACAAGGCCATTCCAGAAGCAGAAGGATCGATTGTTGACACCCAACCATGACATAGACCCATACATTTGTGCTGAGTTCGACATGACTTTCGACAAAATAGTATCAAGATCAAACGAGATCATTAATATTTTCAATAGAATTGAGCTATTAACAGCGAAACTAGATGACGACAAAGAATGTATAGCCAAACTGAATGCATTAGCTCGCATGACAGGTTACACCATTGGAGAGATGATCATGCAAGGCAATGATGCCAGAGTCATGTGGGAAATGTTTGGCAAAATAGTTCAGGATAGTCTTATTATAGATGCGCTCGAGTGGAGCGAGTAGGCTGGAATAGCTCAGTTGGTAGAGCAGCAGTTTTGTAAACTGCCTGTCAAGGGTTCGATTCCTTTTTCCAGCATATTCCTGCTTAGCTCAGAGGTAGAGCAGCTCGCTGTTAACGAGTTGGTCAGTGGTTCGAATCCATTAGCAGGAGAATTGGAAACAATGAATTTGATACAGAAGCTGAGTAGAGAAAAAGATAATGCAGAGTTTTCAGAGCTCGTACACTGTTATTTTAAATTAGCAGTGATGAGGGTTATGCAGGAAATTAGGGATAAATATAATGTTTCAGAAAATGAAATTCAAACACTTTTATTGGCAATATTTGCCCGCATGCTAAACGAAAGCTGTTATGTACTGGGAGGTCAGATCAAAAATGGAATTGAAATCAGAGAGATTTATAGTAAAGAACATTTATTTAATCTAGTCAAAATATTATCTGGAGAATCGCTCGATCCAAACGATAGAACAGATATCGACGTAAATCCTATAAGTAGAATAGAAAAATTTAAAGAATTTGTTTTAAAAAAAGCTTCGGATTTCTATCCAGAAGCAGGAAATTAGGATAAAAGAATGAAGAAGGATATTAAATTTATCAGAACGCAGACAAACTGCATTGTCAATCTACAAAACATCACAAAGATTTATGTGACTTCGAATAGCAGTGATACTATTTGGATCTTAAGGGCAGAACATAACTTCATGAACGAAGACTTGGGTAGTTCCAAACGTTCCTAGGTCTATGTAATCTGGTTTGGAACTGAGGATGAGGCAAATGATGCGCTAAATACCCTAGCTGAAAACCTGAGCGTTTTGTAACGGCCTTGCTCATAAGATCGGCCATCCTCTTCGATGGATCCCTTCTCGGATTTTCCTGGCTCCGGCTCAGCGGAACTGGCCGACTTTTTGTGCTCCTTATGAGCAAGGTCTTTGTAACAAAGGCTATTCCCCAGGCTTTTCAGACTTTCCAGGGTACTTATAACTACCTTTCTTCTTGGCTGTCACTTCCCATTTCTCGAGCAATGCCCTCACGTCAGGCTCTGATGAGGTAAAGTTGATCTCCTCTTTCTGACCTAAGTAGAATTTCCCAAGCCAAATAAGCATCGTAGCATTGCCTTCCAAAGCCTTTTTAAACTGTGCCTTTCGAAGACTGCTCTTGCCATCTTCACGACCACGCTTAATAACTTCCGAATAACGATTCTCCAATGTATCTACAGAGCATTTCATTACAGCAGCGATTTCGCCCATCGTGCATTGAATACTCGCCAATTTGAAAATCTGTCCTTCGTCAAGATCCAATTTAGGTCTAGCCATTTTATGCCCTCAAGCTATATTTCAGAGCATACTCAAGATATGAATTATGTCAAGCATTTATTTTTATTCAGGAATTGAGAGCAAAAAGCTTGCTAGTTAATAAGCTAACATGTTAACGTTGTGGCATCGAAAAAAACCAGACACTTTAAATCTTCAGCCGTTGTGGGCTGACTGAATTGTAGAAAAACTAGAAAAGTGATATGACAACAAAAAAATGGAGCAAAATATGGACCAAATCAAATTCTCAGAAGAGTATACTCACTCAGGGCAAATTTACTACGAACCAGCTAATGCAGATGCTTGGGAGGTCATGGACTTCCTTGGGGCAAGTCAAGGTATGCTGAACGAAACTAAGTTTGACAAGATTTATGAATGGCTAGAGAAGCTAGGCCATCCTATTAAGATTATTCAGTCTAAAGAATATGCAAAAAGTGTGGGAATGTAAAAGGAGGTTAGGACATGGAACAGAAAAATCTTGAAGAAATCAATATATTAACAAGAAAGCTTGATTTTGTATTGAAAGAATTTTGGGAGAAAGATAATGAAAAAGATCTATCTCTTGAAAGAATAATAGAAAAAAGGAACATTGTTCTGAATTCTATAAACACTGTATTGGCTTTATCAATTCACAATACAAGTGAAAGAAGTTTTTGGCCAAAGGCAATAGGAATTACAGTCGCTCAAACAGTAGAATTACTTTTTGGTAAAGTTGAGGAATAGATTAAGACCTTGGGGGCCCACAAAGCCCCCTTTGTCTACTTAGGAAGGTCCACAAGGTCCAGAAGGTCCATTAGCCCCTTGAGCTTCCAAGGCCCTCTCTCTGACAATCTCATCATACCCCGCGAACACAGAAGGTCCATCAGAGAAGATGACAGCACAAAGATGATTAGGCCCATTGGCGCCTCTTTCATTCACGCCGCTATGGCCCCCAGGATTCCCCCTAGGTCCATCGCAGCCATAATCGTGGGCATATTCATTACTCCCCCCACAATCAGCCCCACCATCCCAATTCCCACAAGCATCGTCACTCGCCATTAATTTCATCGAGACGAGGAGAAGCATAGAGCTGTAGTGGATAATATTGTCGCCTACTCTCCATGTAGTAAATCCTTTCTTCATCTTCAATCCTGTGTTGAAAATTTACCATTTGCATGTTTTTTCTTCCAGATTTAATGACGTCATTAATACTGTCAATGAAATCTTTGGTTTCTTGCGAATTTTCATATTCCATCAAATTTCTCCTTCATCTAAGGGAATAGCTTCAATTGGCAAAGGCTTTTTGTTTCTAAAGCGAATCACATTTAAATGGTTTTGCTTTAAAGGTAGAAACAAAAGCTTTCCATCTTTGTTTTTTCGATACAAAGATAAATTGTATCCTTTCAATTTTTTAGAGGAGTTAACAGCTACAAACAAATCTCCATTTTTTCGCACAGAGACATCGACTTTGATTTGGTAAAAATCTTCAGAGGTAAGAAAGCTTAAGGGTAACAAGGGTAACAGGGCTATGGAGAGAAGAGAAAGCATCTTGACCATAAATTCTCCTTGAGGTGATGAAAGTCACGCCAAGGAGGTTATGGATAGGCAGAATTTTAGGCTACAACTTTTTTGCCATTGAATTTCGCCAAGATGAAATTTTGTCCATAAGGCGAGCCTTGACAAGAGACATTATGGCGTCTTCAAGCCAAGTTGGAGATCTTTGTTTTTTAGGTTTCTTCATTTGAAATCTCTAAAAATCGAGAGTGTTCTTTATCAAATCTTAATCTAACGTCCCCTGTTATCCCATGTCTATTTTTCAAGACATAGATTTGGGCTTCACCAGGGCGATCATATTTGTCATATGAGTCTCTCCTGTCAATAGCTATCACAAGGTCACTATCCTGTTCTATAGCACCAGACTCTTTCAGGTCGCTCAAAATTGGCGTGTGAGTAGTTCTTTCTTCACATTTTCGTGAAAGTTGCGCCAGACAAATCACAGGGATATTTAGGTCTTTGGCCAAAGTTTTCAAGGCCCTAGTATAGTTGGCAATTTCCAGATGCCTATATTCAGGCTTGTCTTTTGAGCTAATTAATTGAAGATAATCTATAAAAATCGCTGATATATTAAATATCTCTTTCGCTCTCTTTGCTTTTGAAACTATTTCTTCAATTCTAATTCCTCCCTTATCATCAATCAACAACATCCCTTTATCAATTGAGGTGGCTGATTCCAAAACTTTCTCAAAATCTTCAGATGATAGATCACCTAAGTGAATTTTCTTCTGATCCACCATTGATATTTGGGAGTAAATCCTTTCTTCAATCTCTTTGTAGTCCATCTCTATGGAGAAAAAATAAGCAGGCTTGTGCTGTTTTGCCAACGAAACTGCTATGTTGACAGCAAGAACGGTCTTTCCCATGCCAGGCCTGGCAGCAATAGTGATAAGTTTTCCTCCCTCTATTCCTCCCATTAAGAAGTCTAGCCCCTTTATTCCTGTGGCTAGGGTGGCGTCTGGCGTCTCCTTTTTCATTTTCATTTCTAGGGCTTTGGAGAAAGAGTCTTTCATGTCATAAAAGTCTATCCCAAGCTTTCCTGTTATATTTTCTTCAAGGCCATTTATCATAGACTTGAAAGCTAAAATTATCTCACTAGAAGGGCTCCTAATTTCCTGGTCAAGAATAGCTCCAAACTTTTTGTAACACGATTCAATCTCTCTAAAAAGGGCATGGTCCTTGACAATATTGATATAATCAATCAGATCCTCTCTGCTTGCCACATACCCTCCAAGGCAAGTAGCTAGTTTGGCATAACCCCCAACTCCATCTAAGAGGTTTCTTTCCTTCAATTTATTGGCAACCTTCTCTATGCCAGGGCGCACCCCTGATTTGTAAATATCTGAGAGGGCAGAGAAAAGTATCTGGTTATCAAGAAAGGCGAACTCATTTTCCTTCAGAGATTCGATGCCTAAACACAAGTTTTCTGTATTTTCATTCATCCCAGACAGGACTAGGATTTCACATTCATAGCTAGCATTTTGTCTCATCGTTGTTTTTTCCTCAGGTTACAGCAAATTTTGTAGATATAGGGCACAAAGTCTTCTATCTTCCTTCCATGCCAGGATTCCTGTGAGGTAATGTCTATTGCCTTCCCAACTATAATTGGCGAAAACCCTTGAAACCAGGCGATGTCTTTATGGTGCATCAAAAACCTCTGAGACCCAATTTTGATGGGAGACTGTAGGAGGTCAGCTGTTTCGTCAGCCATCTCTTTGGAGCCAGGAGTTGGGGGTGGCCCTTTCATCTGCTGTAGAAGTTGCCTTGGTCTTTCAGAATCTGAAGATGAAGATGAAGACGAGGCGCTGGGCGCAGGGGGAGCTTTTGGCGGGATGGGCTTCGCCCAAGCCTCTATGTGTTTCTTATTCTTAGTATTAGAACATATATCCACCTTATATATAGGGGGATGCAATCCATTTCGTCCCCCCCCCATGAAATTCATTTCGTCCCCAAAATATTTTTGAAAATCCATGTCAGGATGAGCTCTTTCCCAGGCGGCGACATGCTGATTTTTTTCAGCGTGAGTAGCTTTTGTCCAAATGAGTCTATGAGATTGCTTATCCCTCTCCACTATGATCAAGTTTAGCTCTTTGAATTTTTCTAGATATTGCTGAACTCGGCGAGGTGTTTTTCCAGAGACTTCAGATAAATAGGCGTTGCTAGCCCAACAGAATCCCCACCTCATGAGAGCTGTCAAAAGCCCATAGAACATACGATGTCCATCAGTGAGATCAGGATGTGTTGCAATAAACTCTGGGATTGTGCGATCATGTCCTGGCATGGAAGTTCTCCTGTATGGGATAGAAGAAGGGCCGCCAAGCACACGATCTTCTATCTCAGGTTTATAAGATTTTCCATCTTGTACCAAATCTAAAGTTGGTAGTCAAGCTAGAAGTTGGGCCAGGGTCAAAAGCCCTGGCTTTTTCATTCCTTCACCAGAATACCTCTAATTCGCACAGAATCGGCCCTAGAATCGACGATCGCCATTTTGGTGGTGTACCTAGACCTTTAAACATTATAATTGAATATGGGGCGATTAAAGGGCATAAAAAAGCCCTTCATCTCTACCAGCACGGTGGGCACCAGATCAAGTAAAGAGAAGGGCTAAAGCCTAGGCAGCGAATTTATTCTGCCACTGAACAAATGAATCCAGGATTTTCTTCCTATTGCTGGTGATCAAATGATCAAGAGCTGGAAAAAGGGGCGCCTTATTCTGCCATGAGGCTAAAAATTCCGCCATCTCTTTTTCTATGATCACGCAATTTAGTGTAGGGTCGTCCATCATTGCGTCAGCTATTTTGTGTGACAACTCAGCAAGTTCAGCGCTTCCTAACTTCTTTGGTTCAGGAGTTTCTTCCTTCCTAACTTCCTGCTTCATATCTGTCTTTTTTGAGTCTTTCCCACAAGCAGAAATTCCATCATCATCCTCAGGGGCTACACCAAAAGCAGAACTCAGGCTAAACCTTCTTGCATATGTAAGACCAGCTCCCATAGCCTGGGCGTCAATCCCCACCATACTCCCAGTCTTAGCGTCCCATTTTCCTATAGGGACTGCTGTCACCCCACATGATATACTTTCACCTGACTCATGCATAATGATTGTCTCAACAGAGGCGATGCCAGGTGTTGGGTGAATCTTTTGGATAAACCATAACCCATGATTCGATAAGGCTGGCTTGATAGCGTCTACGACGTTCCCAAGATCAGCATATTTTGATCTAAAGAAAGGATTGTTTTTATCCTTCACTGCGCCTTCAATCTCTTTAAAGGCTTCTGCCATGGCTTTGCAAAGTTCTTTCATTTATTTTCTCCTTATATCTTGTTTTTGAGCTGAGTTTTGCTTATCTAATACTTTATTGAATTTGTCTATCTCAATCTTCAAAAGCCCTATGGCATCATCTATGTCTTTGAATCTTTTGAAAAGATTGTCGATGTAAGAAATACCCTGGCTGGGTATATTGTCGTGCGAAATCATCTTTTGTTCTCCATTCGATGGTTGTCTGTCACTCTAGTGCCCCACATACGCTCACAACAGCGTGTGTGGGGTTTTTTATTTATCTTGAACAAGACCTACAATCTTAATCCCAAGCTTCTTGGCCCTTTCTATCATAGCTATTGAGAAAGTCCTTTTGTTATTTATCTCAGCGATGGCCTTAGATAAGTCACAAGCTGGCTTATACAGTGGCCTTCCTCCAAAAAACTCATATTTTAATCTAATCTCCATAACGCGTCTTCCTCCTCTTGATTTACAGGATTAAAATGTCTATATGCTTCTAGGACAGCCATTGCCCTAGCCATCATTTTCGATGAATATTGGAATCTCCTTGCGTGTGGCAGCCCGCCACCCTTATCAAGCTGAAGGAAAATAATCTTATCACTAAGATTGTCGACCCCATTTTGCTCAAGGAGATAATGGTATAGAACGCCTTGTATAGCCCAAGACCTTCCTGTCTTTCTGTTGTATGAAGCAGAGGTCTTCCAATCTACAACAATCAATTCATCTTCAGCCTTAAACTTCACAAGGGCGTCTACCTGCCCTGTTATCTTCAACACGTCATCATAGTATCTCTCCTCTGTTTTTCTTACAGATGCCTCTGACTCCACCATAAACGTCCTAAAGCTTTCAAAATACCCTTCAGCCTCTTCGTCTACAGTTACTGGGATACATTCCAGGTAAAGGTTGATGTATTCGTGAACCCTCACCCCAATACATCTTTTGTTTTCGAGAACACCCTTTGGGATGCCTTCAAAGTTATTCCAGGGCGACAAGATCTCAGTGATTCTTGTGTATCCTGGCTTTATCTCCTCATCCATTTCATCTCCTATTTTCTCCTAATGTTCTTTCAAGACGCTAACATCTTAGCTCGTTAACGCATTTATGCGCAAGAAAAAACAGGAAGAAAAAAGTTGTTAAATAAAACACCATCACATATGTCTGGGTAAAATTAAAATTGAGGCTATGTGATGATAGACATAGAGATAGATGGTCCTCCAATAGCGTGGCAGCGCCCTGGGCATAAGATGCTAAGAAATGGGGAAAAGAATGTAAGTATCATCTATGACAAACAAAAAAAACAAAAAGAGGGTGTCAAATGGCAGATGATGGCCCAATTTAGGGAAGAGAAATTCACTGTTCCACTCTTGATCGACATAACATTTAGGATGCCCATCCCAAAAGGGGCGTCAGGTGCATTGAGGACCCAAATGATCAATGGCATCTTTCACCATATGAAAAAGCCAGATGTAGACAACCTTACAAAGTTTGTCCTGGACTGTATGAATGACCTCATCTTTGTCGATGACAGCCAGATATGCACTCTCTATTGCAGAAAAGTCTTTTCATCTCAGCCTTCAACTTTAATTAGGATAAAACCATTTACAAGAAATGATTTGCAGAAAGAGGCAGACCAAATTAAAGAGCTAGAAGAGGATGAATATAATCTACGAAACCCTGGATGGGGAGAAAATAATCGAAGTTGTGTTGACAAAAAAAGATATGTTTTTAATACAGGAGAAGATGATCGTCTCAAGCCTGTTTGAGATTGAAAATCAAGTTTACAACATAGGCGTTCGCCTAGCAATGAAAGGGGAAGAAGAAGATGCCACTAGTAAAGGGAAAAAACAAAAAAGCAGTAAGCGAAAACATCAAGACTGAAATGGAAGCTGGGAAGCCTCAAAAGCAGGCTGTAGCTATAGCGATGTCAGTTGCTGGCAAGTCCAAAGGAAAGAAAAAGAAATGAAAAGGGCGGCAGACATAAGAGGCGTGGTGAAGAGACAGAAGATGTACTCCACCCTCGCAAGACATGAAGGTGAATATGCTCTGAAAAAAGAGCATGAGGAAAAGAAAGAGGGCGCCCCTGAAATGGCTAAGGATAGCGCTAGAGAAGCAAATGTTGCGTTCCAATTTGCCAAGAAGAGAAAAAAAATAGCCGGTCTAGAAGAGAAAAAACTAAAGCAAAAAAAAGAAAAAACAAAAAAGAAGAATTAAAGATATGACATACCAACAAGAAGATCACAAGCCCCTCCAACCAATTGAAGTCAGCCTTAAATACATGGCTTGGAACATCAAGGAGATTAGCGAGAGCCAAAAGACTATATGCAAATACATTGAGATCATTGCGAAGAATCAAATGCAACAGATGCAACAAACTCAGAAGCCAAATGGCCCCACTCCAGTTAGGACTATGCATGATAGGAACGAAGAGGTCCCTTTCTAAAAAAGGTAATAGGAGGAAAAGCTATGAGATTTTTTGATTGGATAAAATCTAAATGGAATGGAGTGGACAAAGACCCTCCTGACGCCTGTTTTCATCTAACTTTCTTGTGTCAAGATCCTGAGCATCATGTCTGTGTTGATAAACCAGAACCTGCCCAGGAGAATAAGCGAAAGGTTTACCCTAGGAAAAGGCTAGCAAAGCAAAGAACTAGAAAGAGGGGGATAGAGAGAAGGAGAGTAATTATTAACTGCTTTGATCAAGATGTCGAAAACTTTATCAATGAAATATTGGTATTTGATGACGTATCTAGGATAGAAAAGCCAATGATTTATGAAGAATATGAGGAGTGGTGCAACAAAAAACACATTCTTCCAAGGCCGTACAATGGGTTCTTTTCATCATTTAATTACTCTTGTAGAGACAAAAATATCTACAGTTCAAAGAATAAAGAAAACAAAGGGATATATGTAGGAATTGGCCTTCAGTCTTGCTGTATGAGAAATGATTGATGAATAATCTTTCAGACAAACAGCTCTTTTCCCTTCAAGATTCAGACGCAAGGATGAATATCTGGGAAGGGGCTGTTCGCTCTGGAAAGACCTATATAAGTCTTTGGAGGTGGCTTAAGGAGCTCACCTATGGGCCAACAGGTGAATATTGCATGATCACCAGGACTTATGACTCCTTCAAAAGAAACCTCCTCCCACAACTTACGAGAATGATTGGCTGCCAGGATGTGAGATATTATTCTGGCAAAAGGGAGATGAACATCTTCAAAAAGACAATACACATTATAGGCGCTGATGATGAGAGAGCTGAGGCCAAGATAAGGGGCCCTACATTTTCAGGGGCCTATGTTGATGAGGCGACGATCATTCCAGAAAGCGTATTTAGGATGCTAATTAGCAGATGCGCCATGAAGAGTGCTAAAATCTTTGCCACCACCAATCCAGATAGCCCTTATCATTGGTTGAAGAAAGACTTTTTGACAGATAACCCTGATGTCAAAAGCTGGAAATTCACCCTTGATGACAACCCAGAACTAACTGAAGACGAAAAAGACTATCTCAAGAGACAATATAAGGGCATTTGGTTCCAGAGATTTATAGATGGTAGATGGGTTCAAGCTGAGGGGGCGATTTATGACTTCTTTGACACATCCATTCACACTATTGACTTCCCTCCTGGCCAGGCAGAGTTTTATATTGTGGGGGTGGACTATGGTACGAGTTGTGCTTGCTCCTTTGTTCTTATAGGGATAAACAGATCCAGATATCCTAATATGTGGGTGGAGGATGTCTACTACTGGGATAGCAAGGTTAAGCAGCGCCAGAAGACAGATACAGAATATGCTGAAGACCTAAAAATCTTCATCAAAGACAAACCTATCAAAGCCATATACATTGACCCTTCAGCAGCTAGTTTCAAGCTGGAGCTAGGGCGTGAGGGCGTTTCTAACCTATTTGATGCAGAAAATGAAGTCCTTGATGGCATTCGACTTGTGAGTAAATTTCTCTCAAATGGGACATTAAAGATTTGCAGAAAGTGCGAATCATTGATCAAAGAGATTCAGGGGTACGTGTGGGACCCTAAATGTGGAAAGACTGGCGAGGACAAGCCATTGAAAGACAGGGACCATGCTTGTGATAGCTTGCGATATGCGCTCTATACGCACTTCTTTGGAAAAGAGCAGTCTAGAATGACGGCCCAGGATTTAGACCGCCTATATATTGAGGCAATGGGAGGATCAACCCTCCCAGCCCCATTCAGAGATATACCAGGAACTGATAACAGATTTGTTTAGCTATTTCGTTATCAGATTATCTAGCTCCTGCCCTATAACTCCTTTCGCCCTTATCTCAAGATCTTGTAAATGTTTATCTAGCGTTTCAGCTGTAGGCGCTTGAGGCGTAGATGGCCTAGTCAATATATAGGCATATCCTGAGCCCACAACTATAAATATTAATAAAAGTATCAAAGCCCAAAATTTAGCAACTGTTGGTATCGTCATAACCTTTCCCCTATAATGGTTTAACAGGCACTTCAACCTCTGCCTGCGCATCTGTCTTTGCTGTCTCATCGACAAGATCATTGGCATATCCATGAGTATCAGCAATTGTAATATTTACTGTACATGATGGAAGCGCGCACAGGATCAAAAAGAATAAAAGATTTTTCATGTTGACTCCTTTTTCTTCTTCATATATCATCTCCATTCCTTAATTCAAAGGGAGTATTAATATGAGCTCCATTCAGCTAGAATTGTTCGAAATAAGTGAAGCAGAAAGACTAAAAGACGAAATCAGAAATTTAGAAAAGAGCCTTGGGAATGTGCGTAGGGGCATGTTTAGTAGGCATGATGAACTTGAGAAAAAGTTAGTAGAGGCAAGGGAAAGGAATGAAAAGATTGAGGAAGCGCTCCATCAAATGACAGAGCGCATGAGGCGTTATGAGGAAGCTTTATTCCCAGAACTGGGGTCGACAGATTTAGTGGCTGAAGGAGCAGAATCAGGGCTGAGATCTAGATTTATTCCTGTTTCTTCCTTGATAATGGCCTCACAAGCCTCTTCTACTGGATTATCTCTGCCCCAGAAATAGATTGAGACGATGCCAACAACAATCGAAGCAAATACAGCGATGCATACCAATACAAAACTACTCATTTTAAACCCTTTTATGCCACGAGATGGCCCCAAAATGTACATGTAACATTTACAGCAGTGATGTTTTCAATACTTACTGTCTTTGCTGCGCCATTTACAAAAACATTAATGTAGGCGGTATCTCCAGACACCATATAAACTAGAACAGAATTTGTTGATTTATAAAATGTCGCTGCACTAGCACAATTAAATGGGTTGACAGTGTTTAATATAAAACTTCCACCTGTCGTAACCAAAGTGATATCAAGTTCGCTGTTTCCAACTAGGAACGGGGCAGCTCCTATAGCTATCGTCGTTCCCATAAGATATATGCCAGTGACAGGAGCTGTAAAAGTACTCACTCCATCAAAATTGCTACCTTGATCAAAAACAGGATTTGCGAAAATTACTTTGTAAAATGTTCCATCGCCTAACACATTATTCTGTGTATCAGCATAGGCCATGAAGGCAGGCTGTAGAGGATAATTGATCTCTCCTGTGGAATAGACCTCCATCACGTCAGTAGTCCCAAGTGCTGCCCCTGATGAGACAACAAATTTATCTGATACTGAATTATCAATACCCCAGGTCCATATCCCTCCTGCTGTAACAGAAGCCTGATAGTAAGCATCCCCTCCTGCAGGGCCTCCAGCAGCTGTTATAACCTTGGCGTCTGAGGCGACGACGTTATAAACATTATTTACAAACACCCCTCTCGTGGCCCCTGAATTTCCATAAACGTAGAAATCATTCAGGCATTGATTGCCAAGTTCATTGACAGTTTTAATCGTCATACAATTGTAGGATTCCCTTTAATGTTGAGTGCCACCCAAGTGGTGTTGGCTACGACACATAATATTTCAAGGCCGTCGTAGGTATCTACTGAGGCCACAGACCCTCCAACGCCAGGGGTTGTGGAAAATATTCCATCAAACACTATGTTTTGCCCTGCATTCTGAGCCACAGTCCATCCTAGAGACGTGCCCTGGACTCTTATGACTGTTCCTACAGCGGCGAGAGCTGGAAGAGTTAATGTCACTCCTGCCCCTGTTATATAATAACCTTTGTTTACTGCCATCCCTGCGCTGATAGGGGCTGCCACCCAGACTATGGAGCCTGGAGGGGCGATAGCTGAAACAACGCCTGCTGCGACTGTAAAGTTCGCTGGGTTGAATGACGCTACCCCTTTAGCAGCTGTTGTAGCGTTGTTGACAGTGATATTTACTTCATTGTTTAGAGGAACGCCGCTAGTGACAACGCCTTGAGCAGCTGTACCTAAGATTTTTGTATTCCCAGCCCCATTAGGTGATATTGCAACAGCATCATCTCCAGAAAGAGTTTGCATAGTCCCTGTACCACCTACTGAGGAGACAAACCCATTGACGACAGTGAAGTTGGCTGAATTAAAGGCGCAGACTCCCCTTTGGGCTAGGCCTATGGCAGCAGCAGCGGTAGCGTTTAGGGCTGTAATTTTCATCGTGCTGGGAAGGTTTCCAGCTGTTTGAATACCTTGTGTGGTCGTCCCAAAGATGTTACAGTTGTTAGCTGTTGGGCTTATGATGACGGCGTTGTCGCCTGTAAGGTTCTGGATCCCAGCGCCCCCACCACCACCTGTTATCTGAACCCACACCGCCTGTTTCCCGCCACCAACAATGTTGATGTCTCTCATGAGCATCCAAATACGATTTAAGATGGTATTCATCCAGGTGTCGCCTGGCTGGTAGTTGTTAACGTCTTGGAGGTTGTTAGGGTCGCGATTGTGAAAGGTGATGTTGCCAGGGTTAAGAGGACGAACGCCTACATAACCTGTAGGATTCATAGAAGGAAGTTGACTTGACATATTGTTTTCCTAATTAGGAGATAAGTTGTCCAGAAAATAAAGTATAAAAATCTGAAGCATTGCCAAAGATTGCGTCAGTCTTTCCTGCTTCGCCAGATGAATATACAGCAATATTTGCCGTATCTGTTGCCGTCATATGTACTACTTGTGTTATAGATGGATTCATTTGTTGGTTACCAGCAGCTTTTTGAATTCTGTATCTATATGTATTTGCACTAGTCCCTGCTACAACTATTTTTATTTCGCATTCTGTTGCTAGAGTTACGTTAATTATAAGTACTCTTGCAGATAACAAATAGTTTCCTGTAACTGGAGCAGTGAAGGCCCCTGTCGAGACGCTATAATTTGTGCCTTGATCAAAAAGTTTTGTATCGAAAACTACTGTTACAACAGTACCATCTCCAGTCGCACTATTTGTCGTCGAGGATTTATAGGCAGAAAAGCAAGGTTGAAGAGGCTCGTTTATCCTTCCTGTGCTATCAGCGACAATTACATTACCTGATGCGCTCGCTAGAGTAAAACCACCAGTGCCATATTTCTCAGCGAGGGTTGATGTAGTGGTTGTGGCCCCTATAGTAGTTGTCTTCGCTATGGCATTTGCCCCTATACTCAACGCCCCTGTCCCACTATTGATGACAACTGAAGTAGCCCCCGTTCCATTTCCTACAGTAATTGTCTTAGCAAAACCGTCAGTTCCTACAAATATAGCCCCAGTTCCTGATTCGACTAAAATTTGTCCATCAAGAACAGATAAATGATATCCTCCAGATCCTGCATATTCAGTAAGAGAAGTTGCCCCAGTTTGTGTGCCAATAGTGATTGTTTTGGCGCTTGCGCCATTTCCTATTGTTATGGGGCCAGCAGTGGTTTCGACATTAAATTGTCCAGAATTTGTTAGAATCGAGACTATGCCACCAGCGCCCGCATTGATTTGAGTAGTAGAATTATTCGTTGCATTCCCTATCGTCGTAGTTCTTGCATGTGCCCCAGTCCCAATATTGATCGCGTTAGCAGTAGCATCAGTCCCGATCGCCATCGTGCCGCCAGTGAAGGATACGTTAGCGGCAGCGACGTTGTTGTTCCAGGAGTTGTTTGTAGGCATCGACAATCCTTAAGCTACAGTTATGTTGCCAATTGACGACAAGACATACCATGTTGTATCAGCGACAAGGCACACTATAGTGATGCAATCTCCAGCATTAGTTGAAGCCAAAGACCCTCCAGCGCCATTTGTAGTATGTGTATTCCCAAAAAAGATTTCTTGTCCAGCGCCTTGTGCAATCGTCCAACCTACAGCCATTCCAACAATGGAAACGAGCGACCCTAATACAGCAGTTGCTGGCAATGTAAAGGCTGTTGAGCCTCCACTATTCGCCCCATAACCATTATTAACAAGAATCGCTGTGGGAGCTGCTACTACGCTCCATGTAAGCCCTCCACCAGAGGTTGCGATTGTGATTGTCCCTGCGCCTGGAGTAATTGATACACCAGCACCAGCGCTCAATGAGGCTGCCACAGGGTCTGCGCCTGTGCTACCTATGGCAAGCTGGCCATTTGTGAGAGGGCCAACGTTGGAGATGGCGTTAGATGTTCCACCAACCAATACGGCATGTTGAGTGGTTGTGGTGGCTGAGAAAGTACCTGCGCCGTCATACTTACAGATCCCAGCTCCTGAGAGGTCTATGGCGTTATTTGTGGGCATTTGAATAAATCCTTAGTTTAAGAAGACGTTACCGATAGAACTAACTATTTGAAATTTTGTATTAGCTACAATGCATACTATCTCTAGGCAATCGCTAATCATTGAAGCTGTAATATTCCCAAATACCCCAGCTGTCGTTGCCTGATTTCCTAAAACTATCTGCTGGCCAGCGTGTTGTGCAATTGTCCAAAGATTTCCATTCCCAATAATGGCGTAGGTGTCTCCAAAAGCTGCGGCTGCTGGAAGGGTAAATTGAACAACGCCAGCTCCTGAGGCGACGTATCCATTGGCAGGGACAAGAAGGACTGGGTTATCTAGAATGGTGACGTTGTTCCATGTGAAGCCGCCACCGCCTCCTCCAGATATGGTAATCGTCCCAGGCCCAAAAACTATCCCTATTCCAGGGCCTGCTACAAGGGCGTCAGCCTTAACGTGGGGCGCAACGGTGTCTCTAACAAGTAGTTCTTGGACCACGTCATATCACCTTATGTCAGGGTGGAAACGTAATAGAGGACTTCAATTATTATAGTGTTGTCGTCAGCTGCGTTTCCTGCAAATTCTGCTGGACCAACGTTTCTAACTATAAAGTCAACGTTATCTATGCGCCCTGCATTATATACGGTATGTGCAATGTTATATGAATTAATAGTATACTGACTTACTGCGAGATGAATTTGACCTGCGGTAAATACAGGTAATACACCATAAAAAGGCGTATATAACAATTGAATATCGTTACCATTAGTAAATTGATTAGTACCTGCATATATGAACTTTGCTGTATACATAACAGGCACGATTATTGTATTTGCCCCTTGTGCTGGAATTATAGTTATAGGCGTAGCCTTGAGCGTCTTGATTTGAGCCGAAGTAAGTGTAACCTTAACCTTCTGTACTATCCCATTTATGGTGACAGTCCCTCCAGCTCCTATTGTATTAATGCCATTTGATCCTACAATCGTGAGAACTCCAGCCACAGGGGCTGCATTTCCTGCCATGGTGGTGTAGGTTGTGGCCCCAATAGTTGCATTAGTCTGAATAATCCCAGCTTGAGACATAACTAAGCCACCGTTAATAATTGCGAAATTATTGAAATAGCGTTCCATTGTGTATTTGCAACTGTGCAAACCAATGTAAGTGATTCACCTGCTGCAAAACTAGACGATATACTTCCACCTACACCTGGAGTGGTGGCTGATGGAAAATTTCCTTCATAATAACCAAGCTGTATAACTTGGCCAGCGTTTTGCGCTATAATCCAACCAGTTCCATCTTGGTCTAGAACAGAAAAAGTATCCCCAACAGAAGAAAGAAGAGGCAGAGTGAGGGTATATGGCCCAGCCAAGCCTGAGACGATATACCCATCACCAGCCATAATATTTCCTCCTACTGACTGCTGCCATCTAAACCCAGGGTTAGGAGGGATAATGGTGACAGTTCCAGCAGCTCCAGAGGTTGTTATGCCATTTACGCCAACAATCGTGAGGACACCAGCGACTGGCGCCGCATTCCCAGCCATGGTAGTGTATGTAGTAGCCCCTACCACGGCGTTTGTTTGAATGATTCCAGCTTGTGACATGGTTTATCCTTTAACCTGTAGCATATTGAGCAACAAGATAGACATTCCCTACCGTAGCAGTCCCGTTGACCCAAAACTGCGTGAATTTATCAACAGCTAATCCCCCTTCCCTAGAGGCATTAGATGTCTCATCATAGAGAAAAAATCCTCCAGCAGGGCAGATATCTACGTCTGTAACGCCATCTACTGAGATGAGGACATCTGAACCTGATTCATTGATGACCTTAATTAGATAGCATCTATGTTCCAAAGGACCTCCCAATGTTTGGTAGGCCCCTGTGAATGTCGCCCCGTCTCTTGTCCTAAGAGCTTCCCAATTTACTCTAATTCCTAATGAGCTCATTTTATGTCCTTAAGGTTAGAGGGCCTCGACTAAGAGCCAGTTGACAATAGATACGTCAGCAGCAATTACGGCTGCTGGATTGGCTGGATCTAAAGCGTTGATGTCGAAGGTTGCCCCTGGATTAATTGCCCCTGCTGAGATTTGTCCTAAGGCTACTGAAGCGTTAATGTCAGCCCTTGTTACAAATATTCTTGTGTTTGCAGTTACAGATGTGTTTGCTATTGATTTTGTCCCAGCAACCAACGTCGCCTGCCCCATTCTGGCATTAGCGCCTTCCTTGACTTGGAGGCCATTGCCTGCAGTGTTGAGGGTGACATTTCCATTGGTAAGGTTGACATCGCCAAGAGTAAGGTCGACATCCCCAGCGGTGAGGTTTACGTCCCCTAATGTTACGTTTACATCCCCAGCAGTAAGATTGACATCTCCAGAAGTCAGGTTAACGTCACCATTCGTCAGATTGGCACTTCCTAACGTCAAATCCAAGGCCCCAGCCGTGAGCGTCAAGGCTCCAGATGTGACGGTTACGCCTCCAACGCCTTTTGGTGTAAGCACGAGGCTTATAGCGGCGTTAGTCCCAATAGCAGACCATATGTTCGCTGTTAAGTCTGTGGCTGTGGCAGCTGTTGAGGTTTGGAAGTGGAGGGCTGTCGCTGTATTTGTTACTGTGACGTTAGCCACAGAAGGAGAAAAACTGCCTCCTAGACTAAGCCACGTGGCAACGCCAGCAGTATTTGATGCTAAAGCAAAGACCGTTCCAGCCAACTTATTCACCCACACTTGGCCTATCATATACCCAGTGTCAGAGGCAGTGGGGCTTCTCCTGGCTACTATTGGGGTAGGAAATTGGTTAAATAAAGGCTGCGGGGTGCCATAGCAGGAATTGTCCTGTGTTTGAAGATGCTTTACCATAAATGCTCCTATAGGTTAGTGGTAAATTTTATCTTTACAATACCATCTATGACTTGATGTGTCAAAAATAATTTGCAAGAGTATGGTAATGACATGATCATAGGAGGGCTTAGAAGATGGATTCTTTAATTTCTGGGATTTTGTCTTTTGTCAACATATGTTCTCTGATGGTGGGGTTTCATATCATCAAGATCTACTTTAATAGAGAGGCAGAGGAGATGCAGAAATATAGAACAATGACTGGCCTTGAAATCAAATTGTTAAATAAAAAGATTGAGGGTTTAGATGGCGGCGATAATCACTGTTGAGATTTTGATTGTGTGTATATGGCTTGGGATGCTATGGTTTGTGATCACGAAAAAGGAGTGAGATGATGGAGGTTCTTAGCACATTCCTATGGGCAATAATGTGGTTTTTGCTATTCTGTATGTATATTAGAAACAGAAAACTAACTGTTAAGAAGTAACTCTTTGTCTATTGAATCGATAGCGTCAATAATTCCTTGATTATGCTCCTCAACATCTTTAATGCCCCCCCTCCCTTCAAGCCATTCACCCAAAACTTTTGGCAAATAGGTTTTTGGATGTTCAATCATAGACACGACTTCTTTCCATGCAGTGTCAACTTTTTGAAATCTTCCTAGATAATTAAACGATTTTGGAACTTTCATTTTTGATAAAAGCTCATGCCTCTTTTGATACAATTCACCATTTTTGGCCAATTTCGAAGAAACTTTGTGAAGAGTTCCAACTACTTGCTTGCCCATAGTCACAACTAAAAAATGTCTTTTTTCGACATTATCCAAAACCTTAAGAACTTCTTCTGGTGATGGTTCTGAGATCTTTCCATTATGAAGCACCTTGCCTGCCGCAGATCTTTTCACAAGTTCAAAGATCAAATCGCCATTTGGCTGGTCTTTTAAAGCGACACCAACTTCATGAAGACCATCAACAGACATAGCGTGTCTCGCTACTTGTTCATCTGACATATTCTTGATCTTGTCAATCACAGCATTTGAGGCTTTCCAATGCTCTACATTTTTTCTATAGGCCTCTTCCTTTTCTTTAATCTCTTTTTTAGCAATAGCCTGGAGTCTTTTGTTTTCAACTCTTTCGCCACCAACAATATTTTTGACCAATTCAGCTCTTTCGCTCTTTTTTCTGTTAAACTCAACGAGCTTTTCTTTTTCAGAAACTTTATGCTTCTCTCTTCCTATCGCAATCTCTCTCTTTACCGCTGCCTTAGCTCTTTTCGACTCTCTTTCACGAGCAACGATTTCATTAGCGTGGTATCTAATATTGCCTTCGACCTCTGACAATTCTCTCTTTGAAAGAATTGGTCTTAGTTCGTTTATGTCGTTATCAAAATCAACGCTGTCACTAAGCTTGGGATTATCTATATATTTAGACATCTTTTCTTGAACAATGGCTCGCTTTAAAATCTGCTCCATTACCTTTCCGTACTGAGTATTTCCTTCCCTCAATACCCTCTGGAGAGCTCTAAAAGTATCAATATCTCTAGATGCTTCCTTAAAAAGAGATGAAAAGTTAAGGCTTTTTTCTGCACTTCTAAACTTCAAAACCCTAGGATTTGAGAATATTTTAGCCCATTGGTTCTTATATACATAATTTGCATACTTAAGAGCCTCATAGCTTTCTTTCTTACCCTTAGATGCATTTTGAAGCTGTTCGTCTAAATGCTTAATTAATGGCTTAAAAACACCAGTAGTATCATGATCAAATTCGAAATCTACTGCATTCTGTACGTTTCTTTTTAATTGCAGGGCCATCGTACTTTGAACTGGCCTATAGGACAACTCAGTGTCTTCTGTCTGTCCTGTCGTCAAATTCGCAACGTCCTCACAAAAGTTTAAAAGCTTTTTCTGCTCTGGAGTCCTTGATTTTTCTGGAATAGTAGAAATCTTTTTAATTTCGTCAATTGCATATTTAGCGAGTTGTGGCGCCAACTCCTCATCATTTGCAATCAATTTATCTAAGTTGTCATATGCTCTATTAACTCTTTCATATGCAGGCTTAGAAATATCATCGATTGTGTGGATTAAATAGCTCCCTCCAGTAGTGCTATCAACAGGTTTTCTGTTTATAAACACATTGCCTATATTAGAATTTAGCGATTTAGGATCATGTGGGGTTGGCTCTAAGCCCACAATGTCTACTTCAGGGGGAATATAAGGAGAGAATTTGGGGGCTTCAACAGCAGGAGGCTTTTCATATTCGACCTCTTCTGGGATCTGCATTTCGTTTTCTGTTATTTCTGGGAGGTCTGTTGATGGTAGCGCCTCTTTTATGGTCTTCCCCATGACTTGATTAGGGATGTTTAAAGATCTATTTACTTTCTGTTGGGGAGATGCAGGCACTAAATCATTTCCAGGAGGTGCATTAGTTGATTCGTTGGGTGGTTGAGCAAATGGATTTTCTTTATTCTCTAGAAGCTTTTGAGAAGATTTTGGTTTATTAGAGAAGGATCTTTCGAGCCCACTACGAGCAATAGACTGAGTTACCATCATTGACAAATTGCTTGCTGCGTCCTCTGGAATGCCAATTTCAGTCGCTTTAGAATAAATTTCTGAAGCTGTTAATCCAATAATGCTTCTGAAAGCAGGAGTACCAGGAGACATTGCCGCTGCATCTGCTCCAATACTGAGGAATTTTTGACTAGGTGTTTTAGCCGATAAAGGTAGGCCTGTTTTTTCTTCAATATGTTTATAGAGTTCGCCTAGTGGATTTCCCATTTGCTCTGATGGAGCTTTTGGTTGTTTCTGTTGAGTTTGAGGGGCTTCACCCATATATCCCATTGGGGGTCGCTGATATTCTTCTGGAATCTCTTCCTCGTTCAGTTTACCTCCAGTCATAAGAGATAGACCAAAATTTGCAGCAGGAACCCCAGGAATTAAAAAAGGGGCTGCTTTTGCGACTTGTAATCCATATCGAGCAGCTGACTTTAACGCCCCTTCTTCTTCAGGCTTTTGATTTGTAGGTAGATTTACAGGCTTAAACCAGTCTGGATTGTTTGATAAGTCAACAGCCTTAAACCATGAAGGAGTGTTTGTCATTGTCTTTTATATCCCATTGATAAAGCTTCTTCTACCTTATTGGCAGGAACCTCGCCTAATGTCCCATCTGGACTTACCATGTATATGTTGCCTTTTGTAGGGGTAGTATTTTTAATTACATTACCTACTTCTTTTTTGACCTGAGAATCTGATTCTTTCGTCAATTGATCAATCAATTTTGAAGCATTCTTAGGATATGTGCCATCAGGATTTTTTATAGAATCGTAAATTTCTTTTTTCTTAACATCTCTTTCTAGAACCTTTCTCAGAGCGTCATTCTTTGCCCTTGCGACACTTGGTGGGTCGGAAGCATTAGAAATCACGTGACTATATTCTTTAAATTCTGCCTGGTTGCTAATTCCCTTTGCCAGCGAGCCTTTAAACACCTCAAGATTCATTTTTGCAATTTCATCATATGCAGCTCTTATTGGGGCAGCTCCTGAAAGAGTATCTAAAGCTTCCCCATTTGCAAGACCAAAAGTAAGGCCTCTAGCAATACTTCCAGCTGAATATCCTATTCCACCTTGATCTATCAATTTATCTAAATCATCTAACCTAGATAAAATAGTTTTCGCGTTTTCCGCTTTCTCATTGACCTTTGTTATCGCTGCTTTAGTTGATAGATCCTTATCTTTAATTTCTTCGTTTTCTCTATTGATCTGATTTTCAGATAATTTTCTCAGCTGATCAGACTTGTCTTTATTTATTTTTGTTGCTTCTGTATAAGCCTTATTTATAGCTTCTGCCTGCTCAGGATGTTGCTGTAAAAGGTCATTGTGCCTTTGGTCGATAGCATTTTGTTTATTTACCCAGTCATTTTTTAATTTTTCGTCTAAGGTCGATGGTTCGTTTTGCTGTAATTGTTGTCCTGTTTGATTTTCTGGATTAATCTGTTCAGCTTCGTTTTTGTATGCTTCATTTTGACTCTCCCTAGCCTGTTGCTCTCTGGGAACTCCAGGAGTTTCTGTTGTTGTTTTAACAGGTTGTTGCTGAGCAGAATTAGTGGGAGATTCTATATTAGAAAATTGAGATGTATAATCTGGACTAGTAATATTCCCTATACCCTTACTTTGCATCATAGGGCTGATGAGACTTTGCTGCATAGAAACTGGTAACTGTGAAAAATATTTGGCTTTCTCTGGAGTTCCTAACAACTCAGCAATAGCAGTTCCGCTTTTAACTTGTTCTTTTCCAAGCAAGTCTTTCTGTCGATCTTCCTTTTCCTTATCAAAATACCCTTGTATCTTATTCTGAAGGTATAGATCGCTCGCCTTCCCTAAAGTCTCACCCATGGCTTGGCCTATGAGGTAGGAAGTCTTGGGGCGGCGCTGGTAAAAGTGTTCTGGTAGCGATTGTATTGTTGTCATAATCTTTCCTTTATACTACTGTGTTTTGCAATGGTGGACGCCAGCCTGGCGCTAAACCACCTTGAGGGGTTCCGCCACCTGCTGAAATAGGCTGTGGCATTTGGATATTAAAAGACGTTCCGCCGCCTCCACCACCTAAAAGACCCCCTAACCCACCAATTATTCCACCCATCGCAGTACCTAATCCAGGAATAGCACTTCCAATCGCAGCACCTCCCAACGCCCCGGTCAAAGCTCCTCCAGCCCTAGGAGCAAGTCCTTGCCAAAACCCAGGCTGTTTCCCCCTAGGAGGAGACGCCAACATTCCCCAGGGTTGCGTACCCATAATTTGCTGTTGTCTAGCAAAGTCAGCGTTGGCAGCATATCTATTCATCTCTTGCTGAGTCTGTTGAGGGATTAAGCTTGCAGGTATTCCCAACTGAGCCACCTGAAGCTGTTGTTGCCATCTTTGTGATGGAAGCTGTGCATAGCCTAAGCCCATGTTAGCATTCTGCTGTTGCATTCCGTATCTTTGGCCTGGAAGTTGAGAATATCCCAACCCTACGTTGGCCCCTTGAAGCTGCTGCCCCAAAAGTTGATTGATTAGATTTCCTTTAAGAGAGGCGAGGTTTTCTGAAAGTCCAGCCCCAGCCCCCATCATTGCACTTTGAAAGCCTGAACCTCGTGCATTTCCTGCCCCAATATATTTCTCAGCTATGGAGGGGGCAATCTCTTCATGAAATTGTCTCATATAAGGAGCTTCAAAGTCCTTGAGCATATTCTGTGGAGTTTCTCCCAAAAGTCTTTGAAGGAAAGTTCCTCCAGCAGTCTCTACAGGCGAAACAGGAGGCCCACCACCTTCTTTCATCCCTCTTTGGAGGAATTGTCTTCCAGTTTCTTCTATTGGTGATTGTGGGGGACCTTTTTTTACAGCTTTTTCGATAAAGTCAAGGCCTTCTTTCATTAATTTAGGTTCTTTGAACTGTTCTACAGGCTGTTTTTTGCCCCAATTCTTCATTATGTCTTTTTGCTGTTGATTTAAAGTCTGAAATCTTTGGAGGTGAGTATATTTCCTTCCCTGTGGGACTTTGTAGGATGAGGTGTCTCTCTCTCCCTTTCTATAATCGTGGCCTTTATGGGCTTTCTTCTCTTCTTTCTTTTCTTTTTTTTCTTCTTTTAATCCCTTCTTATATCCCTTCTTTGCGGCATGTTTTGACTTGTAAATCTTTTCGCCACCATAAGGAGAGGCTAATCCTGGAATTGTATATCCCTGCCTATGATGTTTGCCTTTCACAGGCTCAAGGGGGATCTTTTTTTCCTGTTTTTTATGTTTATCGTGTTTGTCATGACCATGATGTGCCATATATAACCTCAAGTTTTCTGTATGCTAACAGAAAGGAAATTTTTTAATTCTTGAAATATTCTAGAATGACTCGCCCAGATAGGATATTTGGAAATGTAAGCCCAGACTCAATATGTATATTTACAGCGGTCACCCAAACAGATAAAAGATCAGTCCCCCATGGCCCTACAGAGGGCACAGGCCTCCAGTCTGGAGCATCAGTGGCTACAGTGCCATAAATATTGGCGAAATCAGTCATGCCAACGATGCCATGAGCAATATTTACGACAGCCCCTGTAGCAATAGGCCCAGTTTCAATTACCTTCCTGAAAACAAATCTTTTAATCTTAGGATTGACTAAATCATAAAATTGCTGCCCATCATTTGTCTCAAAAGTCTCATATTGTGCATTTTCTTTCAGGTTAAGTTGAAGAGCAATATCTGTGTAAGCTTTAACAAGGACCCTTTCAAGCTCAGGAGGCTTTTGAACAGGGAAGTTGACATAAGTAGGAAGGTATGTGGATGTCATTAAGCTGTCATCCTTGCATTTGGTGAAAGGTAGAGGGTCATGGCATGCATCACAAAATCACTGTTGGTAATATCGTAGGAGGACATCTGGATATTGTCCATTTTTAGCTGGAGTTGGAAGTTTTGTGAGATAAAAGGTGAGAAAAACCTATGCCATATTTTAGTTTGGCTACCTTGATTGGGATAAAGGATTGTGTTTTCTGCTGAAGTGAAAAGGTCATTATTACCTAAAAGACCTTGGTTACTTGCTACAAGAGGGTCATTTATGGATAGAGGGTTCTCATTTTCATAGAATACACAAGAGAGTTGCCCATCAGTGGTGGTGTCTAAAAGAAAATCTATATAAGGAACAAGATTTTGTTTTCCTTGTTCATAAAATGGAGAAAAAACCTTAGTCATTATATCGAAATTTTGAACAATAGTTATCTTTCCTCCTCCTAAATATGTCCCTCCAGGAATCAATGGAACAGGGATAAACGCATTGGTAGTAGGATCCCAGGTTTCAAGAAAGAACGTATTGAGATTAGGGGCTATAGAGAATAGGTGATAGGCATCTTGTGTCGTTGATGTGTTTAAGATTGTAGGGTTGGTCCCTGGAGCCCCTGTCCCTATAATCCCTGTAATTCTAACCCAGTAATCAGCAATCCCAGTGTTGAAATTGTGATTTGGAACAGTGATGATGGCTGGAGCGCCTGATGTGATAGCAGTTATGGCCAGGGAAGGGCTGTTGAGAACCTGTACGTTCAACATTTCTACAAATCCCTGCTGATTACCTGCTATAAAATTTGTAGAGTCAACCCGCACTGAGGGAGGGAATTTGGCGGTAGGAGTTTCAATAAAGAATTTTCCAAAACATGTGAAAGAGTCATTAAATCTTGCATAACTATTGTTTCTATAGTTAAAAACCATTACTTGATTGTTGAAATTTGGATTGACTGGATCTTCTATATTAAGAGGAAGATAGGTATAAGACCAAAACGCTAACTCATTAATATAATCTCTTATACCATAAGTTCTAAAAGGCGCTGGTTGATTGCTTAAGTATTCATCTGGAATATTTAAGTCAATTCTATCAACAGCAGTTGAATCGTCTGTTGTAATCCCCTGTCGTCCAAAAGAGAACACGCCATCATCAAATGGAATTAAACTGAATGGTGAAGAAGCCCCAAAGTTTGTATTGATCTTTTGCACTGTAAATGGGGCGACCTGATCTCCAGTATATAACAACTTCCATGAAGAATTTACGCACTTAATTAGTATAACGTCTTTTAAATACTCCACTGAAATTATTGGTTCATCAGTGGGAATATCAAAAAATCCACCTTCCCCTGGCACTGCGAGCCAATTTGCCACAACAGTAGGATCGCTTAAGGCTGTATTCCATCTAATCCTTTGTGCAAAGTTTACAGATGTGGGCGCCATTCCTCCCAGGCCTTCCCATGTGTTAAAACAAACAAGCCGCTCTTTGAATGGAAGCATTGCAAGGCAGCCATGAAGATAGTTTGGTATTAGGTCGATAGGTGGAGTGAAGGCTGTCCATGTCGTACCATTATAATATCTGATGGGATCTCCACCTACTGCCCCATTGAAGTTAGTAGCCCAAATAATCGTAGTCGCTCCTGCTACATTGTAATTTGTAGTCCAAAACAATTGAGCAGTATTACCAGTCCAAGTTGTAGCTGCTGTTGAAGGTAACTCTATGAACTCATCTGTTGTATAGTCGTAGACATAAGCATATTTTTGATCAAATGGAATAAGATATTCATAATTAATTCCAGGAACCAAACTATTTCTAAGGCCCATGACAGGGAGGGCAGGAAAATAGCTAAATGTCACCTTGACAGGAGTAGCAA